CCGCATTGGAAACCTATGAAGGCATTCCAGCAACAAAAATCGCTAAGCGAGAGTGGCCAGCGGATGATGGCGCTTTTTGGTTAGCGCGTGGATCAGTATCACCTACGGACACTGCTAATGCTCCATCGCTCATTCATACGTTAATACCAGATTTCATACAAACATTAGCCTCTCAGGCCGCTGCTGCTAAAATCTTCCGTGACGGGTTACAACTAAGCTTTGGCCACTTTGGCCAAATTAGCGTTCCAACATTACTTGGTGATCCTTCGTTAGCGGCATTTGTACAAGAAGGATGGCCAATTCCGGTAGTAGCAGGTCATACTGAGCCATTGGTAACGCTTACGCCTAAGAAGCTCGCGTGTATTGTTGTACTTACTGCTGAGATGGTTCAATCGTCAAATATTGAATCTCTCGTTTTGGATGCGCTTACGCGCTCTGTTGCGTTGACTTTGGATAAGGCACTATTGGATACAAATCCAGCGACAGGAGCGCGACCGGCGGGATTACGTTATGGCATCGCGGCTATTGCTTCCGATCCTTCGCCGGATTCATTAGCGGCATTGACGAATGATATAAGTAATCTTTATTTTCAAGTCGCTCCGGTTTCAGCTGGACCACCGATGTTTATCACTTCGCTAGCACGTTCACTTACCGCGCAGTTATTATTGCCGCATGGTTGGGATAATATTAAACATTTAGGTTGTGTGGCGTTACGTGGGACTACTGATATTGTGGCTATTGCGCCTAATGCTTTAGCATCAGTATATGGGAATAATGTAAATATCTCGGCTAGTCGGGAAAGTGGCTTACAAATGGAAAGTGCGCCAACAGATTTAGCTACGGGACCATCCCGGTCAACCTGGCAGACGGATTGCGTTGCGATCCGGTTGAAGCTCCCGGTAACTTGGGCGCTCCGAACTGCCGGGGCGGTCGCGTGGCTAACGGCGACACATTGGTGATATGACTGAGACTTATTTAACTATCGATTATCAAATGGGCCAAACAACACAAGATTTAACTGACTTCTACAATTCTTATGGAGCTCAAGGTTGGGCAATAAGTTCAATCGAGGCTGTAGTTCATAATCAGCGGCGCGTAGTCTTTAATCAAGAGGGCGGTGTGATCCAATATCTGGTTATTGACTATCCTGCTGGTGAAACACCTGAGCAGTTGACGAATGACCTTAATGGGTATGGGGCGAGTGATTGGTTGCTTAAATCAACGGATCTTGCAAAAACTAATGTTCGTCGCGCGATTTTTCAAAAGAATGGTACAACAGGTGGTACTGCTACTAATGATATGACTTGGGTTCCATATACTGGACCGCCACAATCTTTCAATTCGCAAGATACGACCAGAGATGGTGATTGGACGATGGTCGCTAACAAAGCTACGAGTGATCGACCAGCACCGCAGCAATCTGGTCCTGAAGAGGATTTGCTGCCAGCCTGGACGCCAACTGCACAGAATGCTCGTGCCACTTATATTATGTATAATGAATGGACTGTTAATACAACTGGGTGGATCGATCAGTATGGAGGTACTGTTTTAGCTCAGAACGTTAATGCTCTTCATACGATAACGTTGGTTGTGAATGGAGTTGTTAAAGATACGTTTACGAGTACGCCAGCAAATCCAATTTCATATTGGCATGACATTACTCCAATTCTCGTGGCATCTGGTTCGGTAGTTCGCGTCACGGTGAAGGTGAATCAAATCGGTAACAATCAAATGTATTGGCAACAACAGATTGGCTTATTTGCTACTCCTCCTACTTATTGTTCTCTAGCAGTAGGATCGAAGGATGGTGCCGCTGTAAGTAATATTGCTTATGATTGTCACGTTATGTTTATTCCGGGTACGATGTCGCCGGATTGGGACGTGTTAGCTTATGGCGGCGCGGCGGCTGGCGGCGGTGGAGGTGGTGGTATTTCTGAAGCGCCGATGGATGGCTACTTATATGGGCGAATGAATTCATCATGGTCACAAGCGGCAGCTACTCCGCTTGATGGAGGTTCCTTTTGAAAGAGGGTGATACATTCTTAGATGATTTACCGATGCTCGATCCGATTATTCGACACGATCCAACGGAATATGGTTGGCGAGGATTGACAGCTGGTGGGGAAGTGTTTTATGTGGGAAGTGCTAACGGACATAAAGCAATAGTGCCTGATGGTGATATTCTGGTACGTGTTGGAGATAAGGCGGTAGGTCGTCGGACGATTACAAATACATGTCCCATTAGTGTTGGTGAATATCTCGAGCATCATGAAAATGCGGTTAGGTTATTGCGCGCGAATAAGCCGGCTGAAGCTTTAACTGAGATTGATTGGGTAATCGGGAATGCTATGAATGTTCGAGCGCGAATGAATCGCGCTATGATCTTATTATCGCTTGGGCGATGGAATGAAGGTTTTAAGGAGTTTTATGAATGCGAGGCTGGTCCGCCATTTCAACGGCCCCTATGTCGCTCCGCCTTGGTGGCTGGTCTCCGTCCGTGGCGTGGAGAAAGTATTAGCGGCAACCACCTAATGCTTCTCCACGACCATGGTTATGGCGATACGATTATGATGTTACGATACATAGTTCATTTACAAAAATTGGGTGCTAAAGTTTCTGTTGTAGCGCCCGATGATATTGGTAGTTTGATTTATCAAGTTGCAAGAGTCACACCGAAAATTGAGAAAGCAGATTATTTTTGTACGATGTTAGACCTAGGACATATTTTAAAAATTACGCCAGAGAATGTACTTAGCAATTTTCCGCTTGTTGTTGATTTAGATAAGTCAGCTATATGGCATGATCGTCTTGGTGTTGTCGATAAGCCCTTAAAGATCGGTATAGCCTGGTCGGTGAGAACGCCATCATTAGTCGATTATCAGCGCGAGATACCGTTAAAGCTATTGGTCGATGCGCTATCGCCTTATGGTTATCTTTACAGCGTACAAAAGCAAGGTTCACAAGAGGCGAAAGAGCTTGGGGTGGTAGTTAATGAGTTCGGAGATTTTGCGGATTGCTCTGCGTTAATGTCTCAACTCGATTGGATCGTTAGTGCTGACACCGCAGCGCTACACCTGGCCGGTGCAATCGAACATCCGAGAGTCACTGGCCTTCTTTCTCACTGGCATAGTTGGCGATGGTTAGCTAATTGGTATCCTAATATTCGATTTTGTCGACAGACGTCGGAAGGCGATTGGGCTAGTGCGGTTGGACAACTTTTATCTTAATGCGGAGGAAACTGCCGCTCTGGTTAGTCTTATTGCGAGCGTTAAGCCGCGCGTAGTAATTGAGATCGGATGTAATCAAGGTATTACAGCAGCTACGATCTTAAAAGCTCTACCGTATATTGAAAGATACATCGGTATTGACGTTCCGCCCGATCATAAAACGACTTTAGCGTGTCAACAGTCGGAGGTACCAAAGGTAGCTGGATGGTGCGCCGCAAATGACCCAAGGTTCTGGTTACTTACTAATGAAAGAGGCTCACTTGGTATCGGGCCGCAAGACCTGGAACCAGCCGACGCAGTCTTCATTGACGGAGACCATTCGGCAAAGGCTGTTACTCACGACAGCTTTCTATCCCGCGCGCTTGTCCGTCCGAACGGTATCATCATCTGGCACGACTACAAAAACCCAGCGGTCGAAGTGACGCAGGTAATCGATGAACTAAAAAATCAAGGTTGGCCGATAAAGACTATTGAAAATTCATGGCTGGCCTTTTGTAGAGTATAGGGAGGCTAAAATGACATTGGGTCTTTGCTATTGGATTTTGATGCTTATATGGCTCGTGTGGGGTTTACTTACGCATTTTGGTTATGCCGGTCCATATAGTGCAGGCGTCAATGTCGTTTTGCTCTTCATCTTATTCTTATTGCTCGGTTGGCAAATCTTTGGTCCACCGTTGCATAGATAGGAGGCGAATATGCCGTTACCAAAGCCACACAAAGGCGAGAGCCAAAGCGACTTCATGGCTCGCTGTATGCATGAAGCCTATGGCTCTGGCGCTCCGTCGGATCGAACTCAGGAGCAAGCAGTAGCAATGTGCTTTAGTGCGTGGCGGGAAGAACATGGTGGATCGCCGCCGAAAACAGCAAAGCAACGTGTGACACTTGAAGGTGAAGATATGGATGAAGGAAATGCTGTGCCAGCAAAGGTAAAAGCTAAACGACAAAAAGAGATTGATGAATCTGATTTAGCAACTCCTGATGAAGATGAAGACTATGAAGATTTTATGGATCGATGTGTAACTGAATATATGATAGATCATCCTGATGAGGATGAGGATGAAGTAGAGACAGCTTGTGAGGTAGCCTGGGCTCAGTCACAACCAGATTTAGAAGGAATTATGGAATCACATAAACCAGCAAAGGTAAAAGCAAAAGCTAGAGAGGAGTATGAGGGTAGTCATAAACCAGCGCAAATGAAACATAAGACTCATTCCGAATCAGTTCAAGGTATGGAGTTTGTCCTTAGTGATGAGACGCCAGATCGTCTCGGAGACGTTATTGTAGCTGATGGTTGGGTACTTGATAATTTCAACAAGAACCCAATAGCTTTGTTTAATCATAACGCAAATTTCCCTATTGGCCGTTGGCGCGATCTTCGTGTCGAGGGTAATTCTTTGAGAGGTCATCTCGAAATGGCGCCTAAAGGTACGTCGGATCGTATCGATGAAATCCGTAAGCTTATCGATGTTGGTATTCTTAGAGCAGTTTCTGTCGGGTTTCGTGATGTTGAAAGCGAACCCATCAATGAGAAAGACCCATGGGGTGGTAAACGTTTTATTAAGCAGGAGCTAGTTGAAACTTCGCTGGTTTCTGTTCCTGCTAATCCGAATGCCCTAGCGATAGCTAAATCGCTAAGCATATCTCCTACGACTATGGATCTTGTCTTCGCCAAGCATGGCAACAAAGATGAGGTTAAGCGTCGTAGGCTCATCGGCAAGCATGCCAAATCTTTGAAAGAAGGAGGTAGCGCTATGTCGCTCTCTCAGAGAATTAGTGATGTTGAGGCGAAGCTTGTCGAACGAAGGGACAAGCTTACCGCACATCTCGAACGTGTCGATGACAGCAATGTTAGCGATACAGACCTTCAGGTTACTGTTGACTTGAACGCGGAGATTGCTCAGCTCGAAAAGCAACATACCGCTTTAGTCGAGTCGGAGAAACTTCTGGCCAATACGTCGAATGGCGGCAATGGTCATGTACGTCCCAATAGGGCGCTTGCGATCGTTACTCCTGGTAATGGCGGTAATGGTCAAGCAGCTGTAGCTTCGCCACCGATCATTACTGGTAGTCGGCGCAAGGAGCTTGACCCAATTGACTATCTGGTACGCTCCGCTGTGGTAGCTATCCAGGCTAAGTCATGGGGTAAGATGCCTGATGAAACGAGGCAGAAGATTTATGGCGATGATGATGAAACCAAAGTCGTCAATGATCTTATCTTGCGCGCTGCTTCGGCCCCCGCTATGACGACTGTGGCTGGATGGGCTGCCGAGCTTGTCCAGCAGAAGTACACCGACCTTATGCCGCTTTTGATGCCGGCGGCGATCTTGACGCGTTTGTCAGGGATGGGTCTTGTGCTTAGTTTTGGAGCGACGGGACGCATCATTATTCCAACGCGCAATCGTACACCGACAATTGCTGGATCGTTTGTCGGTGAAGGAGCGGCCATTCCAGTCCGTCAAGGGGCGTTTAGTTCACAAACCTTGACACCAAAGAAGATGGCCGTCATTAGCACCTGGACTAGGGAAATGAGCGATCACTCAACTCCCGCAATCGAGGGACTAATCCGTGAAGCCATTCAAGTAGATACATCGGTCGCGGTCGATACAGTATTGATCGATGCTAATCCGGCTACGACTATTCGGCCGGCTGGATTACTTAATGGCGTTTCTGCTACAACTGCGACAGCCGGTGGTGGGATTGCTGCGTTGATCGGCGATCTTACAGCGCTCCTTGGAGCTTTGACGACAAATACCTATGGCAATGTACGCTCGCCAGCATTTCTGGTTAATCCTACGGATATGTTGCGGGCTTCATTGTTACAGGCGGCGAATACCGGCATCTTCCCCTTCCAGACTCAGATCGCTGCTGGTAGGCTCAACGGCGTTCCTCTTATCGACTCTAGCACAGTTCCGGCTAAGACGATGATTCTCGTTGATGCCGCAGACTTTGTCGTTGTCGGTGGTGAAGCTCCGCGTATGGAGATCAGCGATCAGGCTACTCTCCATATGGAAGATACTGCGCCGCTCGATCTGGTTTCAGGATCGCCAGGTACAGTAGCATCACCTCAACGTTCGCTATTCCAGACGGATAGTTTGGCTCTCCGTATGGTGATGCCGCTTAATTGGGTACAGCGTCGTACTGGGACTATCGCTTGGGTCCAAAACGTAACTTGGTAAAGTAAAGGAGAATATACGATGGCCGGAAAGCCTACGCCAACTCAGGATGAGAATGATCGCGCTGCAAAGGGTGAATACATTCTCGAGCATGAGGATGATGGTAGTGGACCAGATCCTCATGCGGAGGCTAATGCTCAGGCTCAATCCCAATCACATATTGGTAAACAAGTCGAGGCAAAAAAACCCGCTCCTCAGGGTTACCAAACTCGACATGTTAAACCATCGCATGAATAAGGCATTGACGTGAATGGGAACCAGGGCGGTAGTAGCTCGCACATTGCGTACCGTTTTGCGCGCTGTGGAGGGCGCATATCGTCCTGGTCCTTATATGCTAGCGTATTCGGGAGGATGGCTACCGGCGGGGACATCAACGAATTTTTGGCAACTCGGTCAAAACGTACAGCCATGGTCTACGCAAACGGCGATGGTCGAGGCTTGCGTTGGGGCTTATTCGCAAACGATAGCTATGTGTCCTGGCGATCATTGGAAGTTGAATAAAAAAGGAGGTAAGGACCGCGTTACAACTTCAGCATTATCTAGGATTTTGAGATACCCTAATGAATATCAGACAATGTCAGATTTTTTGCTTAATGCGGTAAGAATGCTTTATTTAGATGGTAATTGTTACGCGTTGGCGCTTCGAAATGATCGTTTCGAGATTAATGAACTCCATCTAATGGATTCAATGCTTTCGTTTCCTCAATTAGCATATAATGGTGAAGTATTTTATAGGCTCGCGGGTAATTCAATTATTGAGCGACAATTTGAAGGATCGGTTGTCGTACCACAACGCGACGTATTACACATTCGTCTTCATGTCGATCGCTCGAGACGGTATCCATTTCCGTTGTGGGGCCAATCTCCATTATTGGCGGCGCTTGATGATATTGGAGTTAGTGAAGCTATTAGCAGTCAGCAATTACAATATTATCTTAATCAAGCTAGACCATCGGCGGTTTTACAAACTGATATGGTATTAGATGCTCCTACAGTCGAAGCGATGCGTGAACGTTGGCATGAACAAACACAAGGAGTTAATCAAGGTAAAACTCCGGTTTTGACGGCTGGATTAAAAGTGACGCCTTGGGCTACTCCGGCAAGAGATGCGCAATTGGCAGAGATATTAAAGATCAGTGATGAAAAGATCGCGCTGGTATTTCGTATTCCACTTCAAATTCTTGGATATGGTATGGAAGGTGGTCCGAAAGCTTCTACTGAAGCGTTAATGCAGTTTTGGATATCGACTGGTCTTGGTTTCGCTCTTAATCATATTGAAGAAGCATTTGGATTTTTATTCGATCTAAAAGGTCAGCCTGATGAATATGTAGAATTTAGTACATCAGCATTGCTTCGTTCGAGTTTTAAGGACAGGTTGGAAGGATTAATGACTGGTGTTAGAGGCGGTATCTATTCTCCAAATGAAGCTCGCGAACAAGAAGGTCTTGAACGAGTAGCGTATGGCGAGGAGCCGCGCGTTCAACAGCAGGTTGTACCTCTTAGTGCCGCTCAACATATCGTAGCTCCCGGTAAAGCTGGCGGAGGAGGTTCGCCAATGCCACCTCCAACGCCAGCGCCACCACCATCTCCACCGGCAGCCGCCGCATTACCAAAGGCAGATCATGACGCATCAAAACGGGCACGGGCAAACATCCTTGCCGCCGCCGCCAGAGCCGGACGACACTTCAGCTGAATGGCATAATCTTCTAGGCGACATTCTCGCTGAACAAAAGCATCAGTGGAGTCGTGAACGTATTTTGATAGAGGAACAATGCGCTCGATTTATTGCGGAGTTGCGAGCGGCTCAAATGGAAAGGTTTAATGATTTTGAACGTAGAGTTAATGAGAGATTAGCATTAGTTAGAGATGGGTTGCCGGGTAAGGATGGGTTACCTGGTAAGGATGGAGAGCGTGGTCATCAGGGTTTTAATGGTGAGCGCGGTGAACCGGGACCTCGTGGCGAACAAGGCTTGCCAGGAGTACCAGGTGAGCGTGGCGAACAAGGCTTGCCCGGAGTATCGGGTGAGCGCGGAGAACAAGGCTTGAAAGGTGATCCTGGCGAAATGGGATTACCTGGAGTTCCAGGTAAAGAAGGCGAGCGCGGCGAACAAGGTTTGAAAGGTGAACAAGGCGATATTGGATTACCTGGTGTACCTGGCCCGCCCGGTGCTGATGGTAAACCAGGAGAGCCTGGTGTCCCTGGCCGATCTGGCGAAATTGGTCCCGTTGGACCACCCGGCAGTGACGGATTGGTCGGGGCACCAGGTGAAAAAGGTGAACGAGGTTTGAATGGAGAGCGAGGCGAGCGTGGAGAACAAGGTTTGCCAGGAGTTCCAGGAAAAGAAGGCAAGCTAGGGCTGCGTGGTGAGAAAGGCGAGCGTGGTGAAAAAGGCGATGTTGGTTTGCGTGGTGAAATAGGTCTGCCGGGTATTCCTGGTGAGAAAGGTGAACGCGGTGAAAAAGGCGAGCGTGGTATTGAAGGTAAAATGGGTAAATTGTCTAAAGTAAAACAATGGAAAATGAATGAAGTAACTTACGAAGGCGAGCTAGTCGTTCATGAAGGTAGCACCTATCAAGCGCTCAAAGATACAGGCTCAAAGCCAGGAACAACGCCAGATTGGATTGGCCTTGCTATCGGTGGAAAAGACGGACAAGACGCGCGCTCTCCTACGGTCCGCAATACTTACAATGCCAAAGAAAAATATAGTGCGCTTGATATTGTCATGTCCGATGGAGCGGCATTCATTGCGCGATGCGATAATCCAGGAGTATTGCCGGGTGATGGCTGGAAAATGATCTCGCGCCAAGGTAGTCGCGGCATCAGTGGTGAGAAAGGCGAGCGTGGGCCAAAAGGCGATCCAGGACCAGCTGGAGTTTCGGCTCCATTGATTAAAGGTTGGCGAGTGGATCGTAAATCCTATACAGCGGTCCCAGTTATGAGTGATGGTAAGGATGGACCGGCTTTAGAGCTTCGAAGCTTATTCAAACAGTTCCAAGATGAGACTAGATGATGGGCCAGGCAACGCAAATAGCTCCACTAAGAGTTATAGCTGGTCGCGATATTCGCGTTCCGATCACACGGACAGCTACCACTGGCGCTCCTACTACCGCCCCAGCTCAACTCAGCGTTTTACCAGCTCAAGTAAATTTGGCTATTTATGCGGGAGACGATTTTCAATTTACATTGACCGCGACCGATCCAGGTGGTGGATTAACGGATTTTACTGGTGCAGCGATCAAAGCGCAAATTCGCCAGAAACCAGATAGCGCCGATCCTCCTTTAGAGGTATTCGCTACATCAGTTTCGCAAAATGTTATTACTTTAACATTGACGGGTTCACAGACGCAAGGCTTGGTAGGCGCTTATGTTTGGGATTGTCAGGTAACTTATTCAACTGGAAAAGTGTATACTCTTGCCGCTGGTCTCCTAAGCGCAACCGCTGATGTGAGCCGTTAATATGGCCGATAGAATTATAAATATTTTGACGCCTGGAAAGAATTTCGATCTTATAACTCTGAACGAAGCAAAACTAATGACGGGTATGTCTTTGACAGATACGTCAGCTGATGCTCAGATGCAGCTCTTTATTGACGTTTCATCGACTCAGGTTATGGTAATGTGTAATCGTACATTCGCTAAAGAACGGGTTAGAGAAGAATGGCGTGAGTTAAGTAGTCATTTGCGTATCTTTACGTCACATTGGCCGATCAAGGCGGCTGATCTTGAGACCGTTGAATCGCCTATGGGTACAGTATTGGATCCATCTCAATATGAGCTTGAGGAGGACTCTGGAAAGATCGCTTGTTATAATGGTTTTATTGAACCTGTTGCTATTACTTATACTGGTGGGTATGATTTGCCAGGGTCTGACGATCCGCGTTTAACGGCATTAAAAAGTGCGGTTGGATTATTGATTTGGCAGGAGAAATTGCGCGCGACGACGGGAGCGACCGCAGGAATTAGAATGCTTATGCATAAAGATTCACGGGTAATGTTTCATGATCCTACAAAGATACTACAAGCGGCATTGGGGGCGGCTAAGACGCCTGTCGAGACTACGCTTATGAAACTTTTGTCTCATTATATTCGATTTGAGGTTTGAGATGGATCTTAAATTTGATATTGAT